AACTATAATTTATATTTCGTCTAAATAGTAATAACGATAGTTTATTTTATGAATAATAGTTTGTTTATATCATAACTATCGTTTATGTTTGCAGTATAAATATAGAACTAAAATTTGTACTGACATGGGAAAAATAGAAGAATCTCAAAAAATGGTACTTAAAGACCATTATGATACTTTGTCTGAAGAAGACAAGATCGTATTTCGGAAAGAGTATATGGATGCTACAGGAATGGCGTATACCACTTTTTATATGAAACTACGTACTGATTCATTTAGACCATTAGAACGGCAACTCTTTGAAAAGATGATATTGAATTATAAGGTTCCATCATTAGCCAAGGCATAATTATGAAATATCGGAATGTAGAATTTTACAATACTCCTGATGGAGAAGTAATGATTAAAGAAGAGAACAAAGCAGCTCGTACATTCACAGAAATGGATCGAGAGTTGATTGATGATATTCTTTCTTTGATTCGTGATAGGTACACACAAGCTTATAATCAGTTACTTGAGATTTATTCGAAGAGTTCTCGGAATAGAACGTATTATGAATTTCGAATTGTACATCGATTCGTTAGGTGCAATTTTGGTGAGTATGATCAATTCGACTATGATATTGATGCAATGGGAAATTACGACTTTGAAGAAGTCAAATGTCCAATGCGCGGTGAATGTTTATATGAAGGTGTCATTTGTAAACCTAAACTTACCACTGAATTAACCGAACGCGAAATGATGGTATTCCGCTTAATAGTTTCTAATATGCAAGCTGATGAAATATCACAGGAACTTGCAATATCTATTCCTACTGTCAATCGACATCGTGAAAATATCAAAGCCAAAATAGGTGTTAAGACTGTTTCTCAGATGATTAATTACTGGCATAATAACCACATGAAATAACCATGATGACAGAAGACGAAAAACAAGAAATCAAAAAGATTTTAAAGAGAGCGGGTTGGTGTTTGTTTCTGATTGGGGCAGGATTAGCTTTATTCTATCGTGTGATTGAATACTTCATTTATGTAGCAATTGATATATGAAAAAAAGGAGAAGAAATCATAAGACGAGGCGATATCTTTCTTTGAAGGATATTAAGTTTCAACCTCGTTATAAATCAGGTGTCTGTCGATATTGTGGTTGTACGGATAATGATCCGTGTTATAATCCCAATTATGGTAATTGTTGGTGGGTTGATAAAGAGCATACAATATGTTCTCACTGTGCAGATGAATTAATTGTAAATGATGAAGGTACAATCCATTGTATTGTTTCTAAAGGACTTATTTAGACTAAACGACTCCATATGGAGTCACATTTTATTAATTATTTAAAGAGCCAACTGAAAGGACAGTTGTAGGGTAAAGCCCCTGTTAGGGTTTGTTTATTTTCATGTAGGCTGGGATATTCCCGGCCTATAAGAAAAAATCCTCAAAAGATAAATATGAATATCCTTTTTAGGCTAACAGACAAACCAGCATATTGAATGATAAAAAAATACGCTGGGAAATACAAGTTATGGATTTGGCTGATAAACTAAGAAATACTAATAAATAAATGAATATGGAATCAAAATTTAAAGTAGGTGACAGAGTGAGAATATTAGATTGTCCAGTCATGCCACATGTAGTAGGAAAGTCAGGTGTAATAAGACATAGGCAAGGTGATTTATATCGTGTTGAAGTCGATGGTAAAGTCATCCCAGACTATGCTTTGGAAGCTGATATAGAACTTATACCAGCTAACCCTTTTGCGGAAAGCAATGAACTTATTTCCAAATTTTTAAAGGAAAATAATTTGGAAATAATGCATTTGGAAATGTATCTCGATATGCAAAATGTTGTGTGCGTGGAAAGAACTACCTATGATGCTATGTGCTATAAGGGCATAGCTTTAAAGGCTTTTCTCGAATGCGAAGGTTACGATGATTTTGAAAGAGCAATTAGCGAATAACAAATTAAAAATGAGTATAGAACAAATTATTTTCAATCTTCTCAATAAGAGCGCTCATACGTGGGTTAGATATTGGAAACAAAAGGAAATGTCAGGTTTAACAATGCCTGGCGAATATGTTGAGATAAGGACTTTTTTCTTATCAGGTATCGAATTTTCTGATTTTTTAGAAGCTGGATTCAAAATCAATATAATACAATCCAAAAAATAGATGCAGATGCCTATTGTGACATCCTATTAATGCGTGAATTTAAGTAAAACAGTATAGAAAGGAGTCAATATGCGTAAAGATATAATGTACATGATAACCTACCCGGATGGTACACTTGTGATGAATACTCAAAAGTATTACCGAAGAGATTGTGTTAGGTACTGGCTGGACGGGACTAATTTGACATGGAAACAGATGTACAAGAAAGGCTTTCGCTGTAAAAAAGTGAAAGCTACATTTGAAATAATTGACTAATAACAAAATAGTTATGTATACAACAGACATATTTGAAACCGCCATTAACTCATGCGGCTATACAATCATTGAAATTAAATATGTGAATAAAAACGAGGTTCATAAGGTTGAAGGGACGGTTCCTATCCCTAAAAAGGTAACCATTGACGGAAAGCGCCAGACAGTTATCCATGAGAAGAAAGTCCGTTGGGATGCTAACGGTTTCTGTTTCTCTTTGAGATCTAATATCCGTCAACGTAACTTTGATTTACCTCTTTCAACAATAGCCGAATGGAAAAAACTGGAGAAGGAAAAACAGAATTTGGGCTGACGCTCCATCCTGATTGGGCCGATGTTGCCATTTTTAACATGGGTACCGCAGGTTTTAGCGAATATAAACAACGGGTTTTTAAGGCTTTGGATAAACTGCAGCCTAACCATTATTATGATATAATAAGTTCAGTTCCGGTTTATCGTCGAGAAATATTTCTTGGAATTTGCTCCACATATATCGATAGCCATCCGGATTATGAACTAACTGAAGATAATTGTCGAATTTATAACAGAAAAAGAAGATGAATAACGGTAGATGGACTCCTGAAGAGGAAGAATATATCCGGGAGAATGCCGGAAAAGCAACTTTGGCAGAGATGGCCGAACATGTCAGCCGGTCCGAATTGGCGGTTCAGTTATTCATGCATCGACGCAAGATAGTCGTTCGCCAGGTAGTGAAACGAAATCTGGTGCAAGAAATACTACGTATGAAGTTCAAACATCCGGAGAATTTCATGCCCAACCGTCCCTTTTATAAGGCTGTTGGCATTAATCAGATGCGCTTCTGGGATTTATATTACGGACGTAAACCTATCACGCAAGAGGAATATCTTTCGCTCTGCGATTATTTCGGGATTACACTCCAGGAAGCCTTCGAGGCGCGTCAGTTGAACATATTTAATAATGAGAATTATGATTGATAAACAGACCATTGACCGTGTAAAGTCAGCATTAAATATTGTTGATGTCATCGGTGAATTTGTCTCCCTCAAGAAAAAAGGATCCAACAATTATGTTGGTATCTGTCCCTTCCATCCCGATAGCCATCCCTCAATGACAGTTAATCCGGCCAGACAAACCTTTAAATGTTTTGTCTGTGATAAAGGAGGAGATGTTATCGCTTTTGTTCAGGAACATGAAAACTTCTCTTTTGCTGAAGCACTTGGATGGTGTGCCGGGAAAGCCGGCATACAGATAGAAAATAAGGAGCTTACGGAAGAAGAAGTTCAAAAGGCAAAAGATATAGAAGCCATGCGGATCGCTCTTCGGGCCACTGGAATTTTTTTTCAAAAACATCTTCCAGAGGCACAGAATTATCTTGATCAACGTGGCTTTATATTAACCGATAAAGTCATCAAAAACTTTCAGATTGGTTATGCTCCGGAAGGAAACCTTGCACATAAAGAATTGATTCAGGCCGGCTATTCCGAAAGCATATTAAAAAAAGTAGGTATTCTGGCCGAGAGTGAACGGAGGTACATTTATGATGTATTCCGGGACAGAATCATGTTTCCCTTCATTGATTTGAATGGAAATATCATAGGTTTTTCCGGACGTTTTATTACTCCAAAAGAAAATATAGGGAAGTATGTAAATACCGGTGATACGCCTGTATTCAAAAAAGGTACGCAGCTCTTCGGCCTTTATCAAGCCAGACGGGCTATTTCCCGTATGACTTTTGCTTACTTGGTGGAAGGACAGTTCGATGTAATGTCTCTTCACGCTGCAGGAGTTGAAAACACAGTTGCTGGTTCCGGTACCGCTTTTACTCCGGAACAGATAAGATTACTTAGCCGCTTTACCCAATCTGTCACACTTGTGTATGATCCGGATCCGGCGGGTATTAAAGCCTCTTTGAGGAATTGTGAACTGTTTTTACGTGCTGGATTTTCTGTACAATGTGTTCGCCTCCCTGAAGGCAAGGATCCGGATAATGTTGCTTCTGAAGAGAAAGATAATACCGCTAAATGGTTACTGAATCATCGTAAAGATTTCCCCACTTATTTTGCAGATGTCTTCTTAGACAACAATCCGGTTCCGGATCCGAATGAACAGGAAGAAGTTCTCAACACTATATGTAATCTTATCTCCTGCATATCTTCAGAGACTTCACGTCTGAACCATATACGTGCTTTGGCTGATCGGTTTGATATAAATACGGAAATCCTGGGTCGTAAAGTTCGCGATATCCTTCGTAACCTGAAAGATGCTCCGAAACAAGAAGAACTGAAGCCCGGAGTTTATGGACTCGATTTGATTAAAGATTTGCGGAAAGAAGGGCAACCCTGTATTTTAACTTGTGATTTCTCGGAATTTCTTAATGTGTATGGTGATCTGCCAATACTTCTGATCAATGGTATTCCATCGGCGACAGACATCCAGGAGATCCGGCGTGAATGTACTTTTTTTACTACCGATTCTTACGGGTTATCTATCAATAAAGACGGTGACGAGTCCGAATACCTCTCTGCCCTGACTATGATATACCGGGCCGGTATGACTAATATCACAGTCACACTTCCTGCTGGAGAACAAGAACCGGAAGAAGAGGAAGATGAAGAAGGATATAACCAGGAAGTACAACGTTTTGATAAAAGCTTCACATTTATAAAATATTATGTGCTTTTGCATAGCAAATTCCTTCCGGATTATTCCGGTGAACGTACTCCTTTTATCGAACGTTGTGCCGATTTGATTAGTTATGCGGACGATTCGGTCAGGATCGTTAATCTTAAGTATTTTTACGAATGCCTGTTTTTAAATAAGGGAGCTTTCAATGAAATTCTAAAACCTTACCTGGCCAAACGAAAATCCCGGATGGCTATCAATGCCCAACGTACAGATGATGATGAAGAAGATTATGATCCGGATGAGCTTCCTGGTTATGTCGATGATAATCCGGAATATAAGGAAATGTATCGGCAATGTGGCTTTTATCCCAAGCTTAATAAAGAAGCCGAACCGGTTTGTTATATGTTCCGGCAAGAGAAGGGAGGCCACCTCCAAGTAGCTGATTTTTTCATGACCCCACTTTTGCACATATATTCAGATGATAAGGAAGCGAATAAGCGCGTTTTGAAAATTAACCGTCGATATTATAAGAATCCTCTTTATATTGAGGTTCCCTCCAGAGCCCTTCTCAAGAAAGCCACAATTGAGGAAGAACTGATTCAACTGGAGGCTGTGAACTTTACGTCAGGCGAAGAAAAACACTGGACTAAGATAAGAGAGTACATGTCCCGCCACTTCGTAACCTGTTCGGAGATACTTACTTATGGTAATCAACAATCAGAAGGATCATCCAGGCGGGAAGATAATATGTTCTTTGCCTTTTCCAATGGTATCTTTCATGTTGTTGACGAGCAAGCCCGGTTCGATCCTGTGAATGAACTTGGTGTCGTGACTCACAATAATAAGAACTATTATCTGCCGGCATTCTCTACGATTTATGCCGGATCCGGGCGGCAGTCCGAAAAATACGAGCTTATCTCCCAGTTAGTCTATAAGGATATCCCTGCAGAAAAGCAATGCACTTTCGAACGATGGGCCAGTCTGATGGATCAGGTTTATAAAATCAATGATAACGGAAAATGGGCCATTCTCTTCGCCATCATGTGTGCTTTCCGTAGTAATATCCATTGTATAGACCGTTTGTTCACTGCACCATTTTTCATGGGGCCAATGTCCTCAGGAAAGACTCAGATCGCCATATCTATCCGATCCTTGTTCATCTCTCCTAAAATACCAATCTTTAATTTAAATACAGGTACGCTGCCGGCATTATCTTCTCTACTCTCATCCTTTCGGGATGTCCCTGCAGTACTTGATGAGTATAATAATAAAGATATCCAGGATATCATGTTTCAGTATTTGAAAGGTGCTGTTTACGATGGTGATGGTCGGCAAAAGAGAAAAGGTACTGTCGGCAAAGAAATTGAGGTCGAGAAAATATTCGCACCGGTTATCATTTGCGGCCAGGAAACGCCCCAGAGGGACGACAACGCCCTAATGTCCCGTATCATTGTCTGCGAGGTTCCTAAGCCAAAGAACCGCCTTCCGGAGGAGGTACAATTGTTTAATGAGCTCAAAGAGATTGAGGATCCTGCCAAGATTGGATTATCAAACGTTCTCTTTGAGATCCTGAAACTCCGTCCCATTGTAATGGATAACTTTAGGTCGCTCAAGCAACAGTGTTACGATGAACTGAAAGAAACACTTATCAATGCCGGGGAGATTGACCGGTTAATGAAAACGGCCTCATTGTTTTTAGCAACATGTAAACTTATTGAAAATTATACAGATATGAAATTACCATTTAGTTACAAAGATTTTTTCAAAATTGCTTGTAATAAGATCAAGTTCCAAGTCGAACTGATTAGTAAGACGGACAAGCTTGCCACCTTCTTTAAGGCCATGGATGTTATGATCGACAGCAAGGCCGTGCGTGAAGGCCGCGATTTCACTATTGACACCCCAGACAGGGTTACGATCAAACTACCAGGAGGAGAAAAGAAAGAGATTGCTTTCCCTGCCGGTACACGTATTCTATTCCTCCGTCTCAGTAACGTTTACACTCAGTTTGCCCGTAGCTCCTACAACAGCGAGGAATCAACACAGTCCACTATTGAACAGAACCTTCGTTCGCATCCTTCATATATTGGGCTAATTCACGCCCGGCGGTTCAACTGGTACGATGTAGTCGAAGTGCCCAGAGGAGGTTTTGTTACTGACGAGAATCTTCCTTTTCAACCTGAAGAAGGGGTAAAGACTGATAATACCATGGTACGTAAGATGGAAAAACAAACCACAAACTCAAGCTGTATCGCCCTCAATTATGATATTTTCCGTGAACTATATGATATTGACCTCCAACGAAAGCCCGATGATGAGAGTAAACAGGAGCTGGAGAACTTTTAATTATATTCTGATTCCCGCTGGTTATTCCGGCGGGAATCTTTGTTTTCTATTTTCCGAAATGCGGACATTTTCAACTCATTTTAAACCTATGCTATTATGATATACCATTTCAATCCCCCACACCCCCTGAATAAAAAAAGAGGGAACATAGAAGCAAGAGTTTTGAAAAGAAAACTTTTCATAAAGTACGTCCAACCGTCCAACCGTCCAACAATAAAAAACATTTTAAAAAGTAAAAGCCTGTAGGATAGTAGTATATGTATTTTATAAAAGTATATATATATCCTACATCTTTGTTGTTTTGTAGGACGTTGTTGGACGTGTTGGATTTACATCCCTCTACTATCCAACATTGTAAATTTCGCTCTGTCCAACAAAAATGTGCTTTGTTGGACGTGTTGGACGTCCTCCAACATAAATTTTAGTTGGGTAAATTTGCATAACTAAATAGAAATCAGTAACTTTAGTTTTGATTCAACCTCCATGTTGGACGGTTGGACAGTTGGAAGTAAAAACGAATAAAAACTATTTCAAAAAAATAATAAGAGAAGAAGCCATGATTACTACCAGTATTCAAATTGAGCCCTACCTTGCAGAATATCTTCGCGGAAAGTTTAACAATGGTTCTGATGAGCCTTTCCGTATTCCCGACAATACGGACCTGTATCACATCATATGGACGTTGATGTCTAAAAGACGTTCGGATCAGTCACCCGTCGACAATGGCAATTTGACTTTTATCCTTCCTGAACGGCGTATAGGGAAAGATCCTTTAGTTTATAATTACCTCTCTTCAAGAGCAGCCAGGATCATAGAAATTGAAATACGTCGTATGTTTAATCGTGAACTTCATTCTGTAATGGATGAAAACGATCAGAACGGACATGAGTTTAACAATCTGGATATAGTTCATAATTTCCTGTGTTCTTATTGTATAGAGAGTATATCCGAGGATGCGCTTTTAAAGAATTTCTATCGGTGGCGTGAGAATATCCGTAAGAGGAAACGGCGTCGTGAATATAAAAAGAAGTTAAAAAACGGCTAAAAAATCACCGACCGGACTATGCGTTTTGTCCCAAAATGGCGGACTAAATGTCCTATGTATGGCGAACTTGTTGATTATAAATTAATTATATTGATTATGAAAGAACTGTCCATTATCATTTCAGTTACTCCGATTGCAAATATGAAGAAATCATCTTATACTTTCATTGCTGATCCGTTTGACTTTAGTTATACTATCGAAAAAACAAACGCAGGTAATTGCTTTAATTGTGATAAAGATATCACCATAGAATTACCGGATTCTGACATAGTACATGAATTTTCTACAACTCGTCGGGTAATTGTACATCTCCGTGATTCTTCCAATCGGATTATTAATCTCGGAACAACAGATATCCCGGCATTGGTAACTATAGTTCCGTACCTTAATACTGCAACTCTTAATATTGTGTGTAAGATGCTTCGTTCTCCTTTTATCCCGTAAAGAGCGGTTTACCGTCCTTCATAGCCTTCTGTTCATCCTCTATCTTCGCTGAAAAGATATTCAGATGAACAGAACTTATCTTCGCCAGCTTCTTCTTTCAAATAAACTTCTCATCACCGCAGAGGGTTATACCTCCGCGATGATGGAATGTTTTCCATTGATCTCGGCTGACCGTCCGTTACCGGGAGCATTTTTCTTTAACGAAGATCCTCCTACCTATCAAGAGCTTTCAAAACAAGCCTTATCTAAACTTCTTAAGAGCATTGAAGCTCATGCTGAAATTCAAAATATCAATATAACAGATGACTTCTCTTCTGAAGAGTTACCTGAAGGCAGTATAGCTTATCATCGTATTTGGGGAATTGTAACCTCTTCATCTTGTTGGTATTTCTCAAGCAAACAATTTGAACAGGATCTGATAGTTGCCGAATCCAATCCGGCCATTGCTGCCCATTTCTTACATATTAATACGCCGGGTGGTGAAGCCTGGTACCTTGACCGGCTATCTGAAACAATAAGTTCCCTTAAAAAGCCAATCGAAGTATTGATCGAGCGATGTTGTGCTTCTGCCGGATATTATATCGCATGTCACGGTACCAAAATCAATGCACTTACTCAGAATGATTCCATTGGTTGTATAGGCACTATGACGGATTACTGGGATTTCTCATCCTATTATGAAAGTCTTGGAGTTAAACACATTACAGCCAAATCCAACTATTCCGATCTGAAGAATAAAAAATATGAAGACCTGCGTGCCGGTAATAAGGAACAGTATATCAGTGAAGAACTGGATCCACTTGCCGAACAGTTTATTTCCGAAGTGAAACGTTCCCGGACTAAACTGACTGAAACTGACCCCCCTGAAGATAATCCGATCTTCAGGGGAGAAACGTTCGATGCAACTCATTCTGTATCTAACGGTCTCATTGACAATATCCTCACTCTTCCTCAAGCTATTTCCGAAGCATACCGTCTCGGACAGGAATATCTCGACAATGAGGAACTCAAACAGCGTGCTCTCAGCTATGTATAATCAATAATTTCTTATCAGTATGAATGTAAAAGAAAAAATTCAAACCGTACTCCAAAAACTTAAACTCTTCGATAAAGCCAAGGCCAATACCTTGACTAATGAGGATTGGCAATCTATTGTCAACTCATACCAGCAGGAGTATAAGGTAACTCTTCAGGACGATATGGCGGCCGAACAAGCTGCACAGCAGAATCCTCTTGATCAGGACGCGTTAAACCAGGTACAAGCTATTCTTGCCGGAATTGTTTCAGGAGCTTCTACCAGTGAGGATCAAGAAAATTCTGACACTCAGCAAGAGAACCCGGAGACATCATCAGTACCGGCTACTCCTGAAACACTTGTTAAATTGACTCAGACCGTCAGTGACCTTGTTACCACCATGAAAAGTCAGGCCGCTGCAGATATTCCTTTGTCTGAAGCTCGTGTTTCGACAGTTAGTTTCATCGGTCCGGCAAGTACTTCTAAGTATCTTTTCGGTGTTGAAAATTCTATGTTCTCCATGGATTATCGTTGGAATAAGATTACCGCTAATCCTCGCTCGGCATCCAGCCTCGATGATGCTGACGAAGAAACAGATGGAGTCACTTTCCGAAAACTGGCTGTTGCCTATTCACGTTCTTTACAGAAACGTTACAACTATCTGCATGCCAATAGTATGCTTGACCCTAAACGTCTTGCTGCCGGTGAGTTTGTTACAAACTATGAAGGGGTCAATAATGCAGGTGTAGGAAATCAGCATGTAGTTCTTCGTCAGGATTATCTGATAGCCCGTGTATTGTCTAAACGCGATCTTACACAGTACTTCCCCGTAAGATATGGCATTCAAGATCATGACCTTGTTTTCAACGCTTTCTTCTCTGAGGTTTCCCAGGCTTATCAGGTTGGTGAGATTTGGAAAGGTGATATGAAAATCGAGAATGAGATGGGGCATGTGGACGATGCAATGATCAAGATAAAGTTCGGTCCCATGAAAGAACTCGAACGCATGTATATCGCCTATCTTAATAAAGAAGGATCCGATCCTATTAAGTGGTCCATGATCGAGTTCTGTATTCTCAATTCGCTTGAGACTGCTCAAGTTGAACAAAATAAACGTCGTATGCGCGGTATTTATGTGAAACCGAAATCTGGTGTTCCGGGAAGCTACTTAAACGCCGGTACCGGAATTCTGTACACCTTACTCCGCTATGTTCACGAGAATAAGCTGTTGTTGCATGATAATGAATCTTATCGTTCTTATACTTCAGCCGATATGCTTGAGTCCGTTCAGGAGTTTTGTTCCGATGTTGTTGCATCTTGTACGGAAGATATGGATCTGGACAAACATGTTCTTTACTTGAATAAGCTTCATCAACCTTGGTGGATTAAAAATGTTCGTGATTCGTATGGCAAAGACACTGATTTTACAGGTCCCGATGGCTATCTAAATACAGTTCCTGATACCTCCATCCGTATCATTTGGCTGCCATATCTGGGGCAACTGCCTTTCATGATGATGGACGTTCCTGGAAACCTTCAGTTTATTGAATATATTCCGGGTGAGATGTTTGCCATTAAAGCAAAGGAAGACATGGAACTTGTGAAAGCATGGTCCACTTGGAAAGAAGGTACGGCAGCTGCTTTCCTTGGACGTCGTTTTGATTCTTTTGAAAAAATGCAGGCAAACAATTATGAATGGCAGCAGATTTTTATGAATAAATTTTCTGTTGACTTGGCAGCTGATGCTACCACAGTCGATGCAAAGGCTGGCTTTTGGCAAATTACTGTCGAGAATACCAAAGAGACTGCCATAACCGATATCACCGGTGCAAAAAAAGGTGTCGCTTATGTTATTGAGTGTGGTAATACAACCAATGCCACCACAATCGCGAAATCTGAAAAGTTCAAAAATATCACTGAGGCATATACACCGACCAAAGTTGGCGATTATATAATGGTGATTCTCGATGACGAAGGAAACTTCCTCGAACTTGAACGTCAGGTAGGAGGCAATCGTAAGGTCAACGCAGCACTCCAACCGAATATTCCCGGCGTGCGATAGTACATTTTTCATGTGTGTTTTAATAAGTTAGTTGTTTGTGGGCGGGTTTTATGGCCCGCCCTTCTTTTTAAATGAAAATTTTATGAAAGCAAGAAAAATTTCCAATCCTTATAAAAAGGGTAACGAGTACGCTCGTAAAGTGTCTGTCAGGTTCTTCCTCTCATTGATGATGCTCCTGGCTATCGTCTTTGTTGTTGGCATGTTTATGGACCCGGACTCATTTTTATGTATCTCCGGTTTTGGTGGTACATCATTGGCTACTATGATGATCATCGGTGATGTCAGTGATGTTTCGGATCGCCAGACGCATGGTTCTAATATTGCATATAAAGTGTATCTGATTGAACTTTCCCAGATTAACCCTGATGTGAAGTTTCCCAAAAAGAATGCCAATCGCGAAGTTGGTACCATTCCGATGAAAGCCGGTGAGTATATGAAGTACTTCGAAGCCCATGATATACCTACATATACAGCTACTGGAGAGAAAGGGGATATTACCACATCCGGAGAAAACAACTTTGTAATCATTATGGGAGGTATGCGAGATCAGCTGCTCAACTTTATCGAAGAACACGCTGGTGGTAAGTTTATAGTCTTGTTCAAAGAAGTAGGAGAGGAGCAGTGGTACATTATCGGTGAGTACGACCGGCCAATGATTCTGCAATCGTTTGAAGCAAAGAATGATAAAGATGGGCGTTACGTCACCTTTACCTTCAAGCGTACCTCTATTGATCAATATTGTAAATATACCGGTGCCATCGTTCGTACTCCGGCAGCAAAACATACGGCTTCAGCCACTACACTTGCCATCAAGCCAGAAAGCAACCGATATGAAATCCCGGATGGCACTGCCGCCACCTATGCTATTTCCGCAGTGTCCGGAATTACAGCAAATGACAAAGGTCGTTATATAACTCTTGAAGGTACCGGTACTGACAAAGCTGCTACAATTGCTGATGGAGCATCATTCGTTCTTGAAGATGGAGCTACATGGACCGCCCGTGTAGGATCCGCGATTACATTCCGGATTATGGATACTACTACTCTCGTCGAGGTTCCTGGAACCCGTATTCAGACAGCATAGTTTATTTATTCATAGAGCAGAGAAATCTGCTCTTAATACTTACTAAAATGTACTCATTCAAAGAAAAGCAAAAACATTTTTCTGAACTTCAGAATCCGGATGCAGCTTCTTTAGACTTAAAACTTTTAACTCAGAAGAATCCATTACATCCTCTTTTGAGAAAGTTTTCGAGAAGTCCGCAACGTTATGCTAACGAGATCTTGTACCAATTACTCGATGTTGCAGAGCGGGATGAGATTCGTAACAATCGCCGTCCACCTGTTTCCAAATCCAATGTAGTTAATGGCTCTCAGTCCTCCAAAAAGGAGACTAAAATACTTCTCATTGAGAAGTCTGAAAAGGTTGAAAATGTAACTCCTGAATCTTCTGATCCGGATCAGCAAGATAAGATATCTGATGTAACCGATCAAATAGTAGAAACCGAAGAACGTGCAGAGGAAGCAGAACTTCGTGTAGAGGAAGCTGAAGAGCGTGTAGAGGAAGCTGAACAACGTGCAGAAGAAGCCGAAGAACGTGTAGAGGAAGCTGAAGAACGTGCAGAGGAAGCCGAAGAACGTGTAGAGGAAGCCGAAGAACGTGCAGAGGAAGCCGAAGAGCGTGCGGATAACGCTGAAGCTGAGCTTGAACAAGAGAAAAAAAAAGCAGCCACTACTTCAAAACCGGTTTCAAATCCGAAAGTAAAGTCCAAAAGTGGGAAGAGTACCCCAAAATCGACTGGGACAACCTCTCCGACCCGCAAGTCCAGACAGCCACGATCATCTACAACGACCGGATCATAACTTGGAAACAAATGAAGCAGCTCGACGAACAGCTGGATAAGAAACCGACTACACAGGCAGTTATTGATATGGCCGAACTACGTATTCGTAATCTTCTGGCGTTTGAAGAGCTGCAGTCGTTCAACGATACTGGGAAGTTCCGTTACAAGCATCCGTTCATAACCCACCAGTCGGAGAGAGCACAACTGGAGGAGCTGTTACGGAAAGATCCGCAAGAGTTTCTGCGGCGTCATAAAAATGTACTCGACAACATCCGCAGATACGAATCCTACCTGAAACGGGCCGACCGTGACAGTCGGCGCACTCAAGACAAAGAAAACCTTCGTCGTCATCGTGAGCGAGAAGCCATTTTCAAAGCAATTCTCGAATCAACAACAAATAAAAATTAATCATGGAAAAGCTAATAGAAGTATTTAATTTGGGTGGTTTGCCAACTGCCCCGCTGGATTCATTCTTAGAGCTTCAGGAAGATTTCAAGAAGTCGGATCCTGATAAATTATCGAAGCTGCAGATGCTCATCATCACTCGTGGTTTCAAGTATGCATTTAAAGCTTGGAAGGACCCGGACGGAAAACTCTGGATCATCGATGCCCATCAACGTCGAAAGGCACTACTTGCACTACGAAAATCCGGCTTTACCATCCCGGAGATTCCGTATGAGCCAATCTTTGCTTCGGACAAAAAAGAGGCTGTCGAGGAGATTGCAGCCTACAACTCTGAGTTTGCAACTAAGAACCCGGATACCTTACTCTTCAAAAAATACAATATCGATACCGACACTCTTTCTCGGTTCAATTTAGGTTATGAAGTGAAAGCAATGGATTTCGCTCAAATGACAACTCCACTATTCGGATCAGAGCACGAATCAACCGACATCCAGGAAGATGCTGTTGATTTTGTTGTCCCATCTGAAGAAGATACCAGAGCGGTTTTTGCTCAAAACGGAGATATATGGCTGCTTGGAAACAATCGTCTGATGTGTGGTGACTGTCGCTCTAAAACAGATGTCATCGCGTTGATGGATGGCCAACATGCAGATCTGATTGTCACAGACCCACCCTATAACGTCGCTTATGAAGGTGGTACCGAGGAAGAACTCACGATTCAGAATGATTCGATGGAGAATGACCTGTTCGCTACCTTCCTAAAGCAAGTTTTTTCTGTTATGTTTTCCATTTTGAAACCAGGTGGGTCTTATTATGTTTTCCATGCCGATAGCGAAGGTGAGAACTTTCGGAGTTCTCTCCGGAAAGCCGGGTTCAAAATAGCGCAATGCTGCATCTGGGTAAAGAACTCTATGGTCATGGGGCGGCAGGACTACCAATGGCAGCATGAACCCTGTCTCTATGGTTGGAAACCTGGTTCAGCCCACTATTGGAACTCCGACCGTAAACAGACTACTGTTTGGAACTTTGATAAGCCACAACGCAATGCGATACATCCGACAATGAAACCCATTGCTCTGATAGCCTATCCTATCTGCAATTCAACCGTATCAGGTCAGATCGTTGCAGACTTCTTTTCAGGATCCGGTTCAACTCTGATGGCTTGTCAGCAAACCGACCGTATATGTCGCGCGATGGAGATCGATCCTCGATACGTTTCTGGTACAGTCCTTAGGTACCGTGCAATGTTTCCGGAACAACCCATTCGCTTAATTCGTGATGATGTTTTAGTAAGTATTGAGGACACTTTAAAATTAATATGTAATGGAGCATGCAACTCTTTTTAGTGGAATTGGTGCACCTGAATTGGCTGCATATTGGTTAGGCTGGAATAATTCATTTCATTGTGAAATAAATCCCTTTTGCCAGCAAGTTATTAAATATTGGTTCAATAAATCAGAATGTTATGAAGATATCACAAAAACAGATTTTAAAAAATGGAGAGGAAAAATTGATGTGCTTACCGGAGGATTCCCTTGTCAGCCGTTTAGTATTGCAGGAAGAAGAAAAGGAGCGGAAGATAACCGCTACCTCTGGCCGGAGTTTAAACGTGTTATACGGGAAGTCCAACCACGTTGGATTGTTGGTGAAAATGTTGCTGGGATCATCTCAATGGTACAGCCCATCAAAGAGATTGACTTGGAAGTATCGCAATTTGAACAGCCGTCGTCTGGTACGACAAGTCTGTATGAGCAAGAATTCGTTATTGAAACAATCTGCAGTGATCTTGAAAGTGAAGGATATACCGTCCAACCGATTGTTATACCAGCTTGTGCCATCGGTGCGCCCCATCGAAGAGACCGTGTTTGGTTCGTTGCCCATCGGAACAGTACCAGATTTCAAAAAGTGCAGACTAAACGACGAGAAACAGGAACAGTTGAAGACAAATTATCAGATGCTTCCAACTCCGCAAGCTACAGACAGTTCAATTGGTGCAGTGATTGGACGCAACGATCATTTTGTTTTAACAAGGAATGGAACACTACGGAAAGTCAATCAAAATGGTCAGAGTGGCAGTGTAGGGCTTGCAAGAATGTTCAATCTGATGTGTACTCCAACAGCGACAGATTGGAAGGGGGGATCTCAAAGAAGGCAAAAGAAATTCCAATATTCGAGTTTGAGAAACGAAGTGCATGCGGATTATGGTACTGGAAAGACTTCCCAACTCAATCCCCTGTTTGTGGAAGAGATGATGGGATTTCCGACAGGCTGGATTTTGAGACCGTTTTTAAAGGAGTCAGCTATACCAAAAGAAGTTCAACATATAATAGATGGAGAACCGAGGCTATAAAAGCTTATGGAAATGCAATGGTACCTCAAGTGATTTATCAGATTTATAAATATATAAATGATATTGAAAGCCGATTCTATGAAAGATGATCTGACACCCGCTTCTGACGTTGATAAAGCCATTCTGATTGGTGACGAATATATATCCCAAGTGCGCACGTTTGGCGCACTTGGATACTCTGCAGATCGCATCTGTAACCTTCTGGGTTTACGTGGGAGTGAGAAGACTGCTCTTTGTATCCGGATCTCTTTGCCGGGAGATGTCTACAACGATGCTTACAGTAATGGACGTGCCCTGGGTGAATACAATATCGATGCAGAACTTGCCAAACGAGCTGAAGCAGGAGAGATTGATGCTATTACCACCTTGGAAACCCGTAAAAATGAACGTATAGAACTTGAACTTCGAAAGAATTTATTCGGCGTATGACACAACTTGACATACTTGATAAGATACATCCAGACATGATATCAGCTTTCCTGGTTTCAGGAAAAAGCGATGGTATACCGGCTGATGTGCAGTTCTTCCTCAAGCAACTGCAATGGGCTGCTGAAATATACGAATACGAACGGAACATTACCCGTGCTGCCAAATTGTTAAAGCAGCGTATTAATGCCTTACAGCATCTTAATCTTGATGAACGTACCTGTAAAGCACGTATATATGCTGCCATCAACTACTTTTCGATTGATAATAATGTATCCATCAAAGTATGGGAGTCAAACTACGCGGATAAATACGAGGACCTGGCTAAACTCTCCGCTGTTCGTGGTGATTACAAAACACAGAAACAGTGCTATGATGCTGCAGCCGAGTGTCGTCGTCGGGCATCGGAGATCGCTGAAGCTGATCGTGATCTTGGTGTTGTATTCTTAATTTCTCCGGATATTACTCCGGAGGAACTCGGGTATTCTAAGAAGTCATTGAAAGAGATCGCGTCCAAGCATAACGCGGGTTTCTATTTGAACTTGATTGATAAGCTTCCCATTGAGAAAGAAGAGAAAAAACGCCTCTTACGTGATGCTGACATTCAAGAGGCTGAGTTTGAAGAAGTAAACGAAGAATAGTCATGTCGATAGAACTTTATTCCCAATCTCAAATGAAGCTTTCTGCAGGCTGTGATACCTTTGATGCCACTACCTGTTTTGAAAGTTATTACATGAACTCCATGCAGATTCAGGTGAATGTCCTGGATCCTAACAATATCTTTGTTGAAGGTGCCCGTGCTGTCGGTAAAACCGAAGGAGTAATGGGACCGCGTATTATCCGGGTAGCAAACGATATGCCTGGAGAACTTTCATTCCTGGTACACAAAACTTACATTGCCCTCATGACCAATGTATGGCCCAATATCCAAGCGTACTTTTCCCGCCCTGTCACCGTTGCCGGTCGCGTGCGTCCGATGTTGGAATATGGTATAGACTATGTGGTGGGAGAGACTAAAATACCCTCTCACTTTCGTCATCCACGTTACCCCATTGCTTACCCCAAACATAGTATCTTGTTTCGTGATGGTCATCATTTACAAATGGTGAGTTCTGATCAGCCGGAGTCAGTTGCCGGCCGTTCAGGTGTGCATGCTTTCATCGAAGAGATGAAGCACAACAAAGGTGAGAAGTTAAAGACGCGACTTTTTCCGTCACTTCGCGGATCTTCTGCCGAGATCCGTATGTCGCAATATTATCAGGGGGTAACAGGTGTTTCCGATACAGCTCGTGTGGATCTGGGCGAAGATGACTGGTTCGAAGAATATGAAAACAATATTGACCGGACACTTCTTGAGGAAATAGCTACAGTTTCTCTACATGTTAATGCAGCTATGTACAAGCGTTACAAGTTGTTTGCACAACAGAAACAAACGACGAATCCGGTTATACTCGAAACTATTCGTCTCGAACTTCAGAAAATAGAGCGAACTCTTGCCTTATGGAAACCTCGTCTTGCTGACATGCGTCGCAATGCTACATTGTATGTGCGTGCCAGTTCATTTTGTAACAAAGATATATTAGGGCCTAAATTCTTTAAAACTCAACTTGATACGCTTGATATTGATGAATTTCTTACTTCTATCTGTGCTATTCGACATAAAGAAGTTGTAAATAAATTCTTCGCTAATTATAAAAAAGAGTTTCACCAATTTTCAGACAGTTATATTTATGAGTCTATCCTGAAGCTCGACCTCCGGGAACACTTTATTCTAACAGCCCGTTATTTGAAACATTATAATAAGCGTGATGAACTACTTGTTGGTTATGATCCCGGACACTTCTCCAGCCTGGTTGTTGGCCAAGAGAAAGACTATGGTTCAGAACTCAGGATACTGAAGGAGTTCTTCTGTTACTATCCGGATGAACAGCCCGAACTTGCCCGTCAGTTCTACGAGTTCTTTGGTCAGGATGCTGTCAATAAACATATCATTCTATATCCGGATCGCGCCGGCAACAAGAAGAAAGAGGATCTGGAAAAGATAACCACCGACTCCCGCATTCTCAAACGAGAGTTGGAGTCTTACGGCTTTACTGTTGAACTGATGAACGAAGGCCAGGCGACAGTTTACCACTGGCAACAGTTCAAACTCTTACTTCTTGTATTTGGCAATCGCAGTAATGCATTACCCCGCGTTCTTATTGACGAAAACGAGTGTAAAAATTTGTGTAGTGCTATTATGTTATCCCCTCTTAAAAAAACGGATGGCCGTATTGAACTGGACAAAAACTCAGAAGTAAAAGTACCTCTTAAACTTCAAGCCGGGCTTACAACACAGATACCAAGTGCACTTATTTACTTACTTTTTGGACGTTACGGTGACCGTGTTCAAAGTGAATTATCATCAATCCCGATAGATTTACCGGATAATTTCTCTATAAATTAATTATTAATTCTATGAAAAGTTTGTCTTTATCCATAATAATAGCCCTGTTTGACATTGAGAAATATGCTAATCTATTGGAAACTAATCTAATTACGTTTCAAAAGTTTATTTCTTTTTTTTCGTCAGACTCCTATCTCCACGCCCCGCTGATAATTCGATGTGAGGTGCATCTCTCTTCTTTTTACGGGAAATATGAGGGAATGCCTCTTCCGGTCCTTTTGGAGGTGTTCTCAAACAAGTATTTTCGAGCATGGAAACTACAATGACAGGACCGCATGCACTGCAATGGGCAAAAGAGATATCGAAACTTCCTGATGGATGTTTCACTATTGCATTCTTTCCTTACTCAAGACAAAAGGGAGAGGCATCTGCTAAGCTAACCATCCGGGAGGGGTGTAAGTTCCGGACTCAGTTGCCACATGAAAGGTTTAGTATCGATGGCGAGAACTTGTTCCTCTTCAGTGATGCTGGTGGAGAACCAAAGATGTGCTATAGGATCCTGATTAGATACATGGGTTTTCCACAGGACAATTTTAAACTTCATAAAATCGATTGGTTATGAGTGACGTGAAGATGCTGGGTGACTATGGTTGCTACATCGATGAAAGTAATGTGATATCGTTCCAAGTTGGTGATAATCCTCGTATAGGAATGGATGATCCTGGTTTTTCAGTGGAAGATTACAATTCGTTCCCTGATTTACAATGGCAGACGATTAATGGTTATCAAGTGTGTAGTCGTGGACACAATAACATGAAGTGTGAAGAGGTCGCTGCAGATCTTAAAAAGAACCGGTTGTTACCTCGCTTAATTACTAAGCAGATGAATATGCTGTATGGAAAGGGACCGGCAGTGTATAAAACAGTATTTGCTGATGGCAAATTTAAGCGCGAATGGGTTGAGTGTCCGGAAATAATGAATTGGCTGGATTGTTGGAAGGATCGTGGACTTGAAAGTGACTATAAAGAAGTCGCAAAAGCTATTATTAAAGACTTCTATTATTTTCGTGACTACTTTGTGAAGTGGAGATTCTCAGTCGGTAGAAAATTTGGGGCACTACCTGTTGCTGGTATCGAGACGATGGAGAACAGGCAATGTAGACTGGCCACAACCAAAAAAGATGTTGCTACTGATCTGGTATACTATCGTGACTTTCGCTTCATTGCTGTCGGGCGTTGGAATTATGGAATATCCAATTTTAAGATTTATCCGAAATTTAATTTGGCTGATGTAGATAACTATAAGTATGCAGCCATTTCGCATCACCGGGAAAAATCAGTAGACGAGTTTTATGGTGTTAATGAGACGCACGAAGGTACCAAAGAATATATTAGAGGGTCTAATGCAACTGCACGATATATTAACTCCTTTTTACGTAATAGCTTGGCAGCAAAGATACATATCATTATTCCTAATGCATGGATCAATGCGAAACGTACTCAAATTCAGAAGCTCTGTGATGAGAATAAAAAACGGAATAAAGACGGGGTGAAACTATATGTGTTTAATGGAATCGATATAGGTATTGAATTTAAAGAGTCTACACTGATTAAATATATCCAGTCCGAACTCCGTAAAATTTCACAATATCTTTCCGGAGCCGATAACCAAGGGAAGGCTTATGCAACAATCAGTTTTAAAAGTAGCGGTACTGATGAAGAACGCTGGAAAATCGAAACTGTAGACCTGAAGTACAAGGAATATATTGAATCGCTTATTACTTATGATAAGCGTGCTGATGAAGTGTTGCTATCGAGTGTGGGTCTCGACTCTTCTATTTCCAGTGTTGGGAAGGATGGTGTGATATCCAAGTCCGGATCGGATGCATATTATAATTATCTGATTTATCTGATGTCTCTTACTCCGGACGAAGAAATCTGTTGTGAACCTTTTAATTGGGCTATTCAAATAAACTTTCCTTTATTGTATAAAAAAGGGTATAGAATTGGTTTCTACCGGGAAATTCCAAGTCGCCAGGAAGAAGTTAAACCGAACGAACGATTAAATCAGCAAGAGTCATGATTATATTAGAAGAGTTATTTAAAAATTTGACAGAATTTCGCCAGTATGCACCTTATTCTGAAACGAATATCGAATTTAAGGACCTCAATAGCTCAGCATCGTCCGCCCGAAAGCAGATATGCATTATTATTTCTAAAAAGGTTTATGATATAATCGTTAAGAGGGAAGGAGAGATACATGATGCTTTACTGACTGCGATGGCTAACTTAACGTTGGCAAAACAGTTAGTTTTTGACGTTGTCAAGCAGCGCAAATCCGACATTGACATATACAAGTATGAAATGGAAGCTATGCGCCGATCTTATATTGAGAACTATTTTAGCGGAATGGATACTTTGATTCAGTTACTTGATCAGGAAAAATTAGAAGAGTGGAGTGGATCCCGCTATTGTAAACTGCTTTCTTCTCTTCAGATACAGACTGCAGAGGACTTTGATTTTCTTTATTCAATTGATCTTTCCTATCTCTTTTTCTTCCGGATTATTCCACTTCAGAAAGAAGTACTTGACGAAGTCATGACCGGCTACTTCGAGCGCGTAGGTGATAATCAAGAGATAAAAGGTTTGCTGTTACATGCACTTGCAAAGGCTACAGTTGCTCTTGCATTGCGTCGATTGGATATTCTTGAGTTCCCGGCAACAATACGTAATCTTTTTGATGATTCTAAAACTAACCGATCCGGAAAAGATGAACAGGAACGTATGCTTACGCTTGCCAGTCAGTTAACCGACGAAGTACAATCCTTATTGAGAAGTGTCGATTTCATTTTATCTAACAATGATTCAGGGATAGTGGATACAGAAACTTCTTTTAATTCTCCGGACGATATAATCGTAATGCTGCCATGATGAAAGATACTATTGAATTTATGCTCCACGGGGACACCTACTTCATCCCTAATTCATGGGATCTCCTTACTCCGTTTTTATTTTCCAGTCTTGTACAAGATTTTAATCGGATGGTCAAAGGTGAACTTTCTCCGGCCATGGTGAGAGTAAACTACGTATGTAATGTCATGGGCTGGAAACCAAAGAAGATCAAAGACGAAGACTCCTTTCAGAATCTGGCTTTTCTTGCAGAGCAAGTAACATTCCCATTTGTTATCTTATATCCGGATAATGATTTGGCCCTAAAAGATATGGATCTTGAAACCAGAAAACTTTGCAAAAAAACTCCTCCTGAGCGACTAACCAGTCTCCCCATCGCACGATATCTCTCACGTTTGGACTATCAATTTACCCTGGATAGCTGCTTTTGCAAACAACTTGTACCGGAGGTGATTGTGAATGACGAAATTTATCCTGCATATTCCATTGATACAAGTTTTAATGTTTTGACCTGTTCATTAACTGCGTTGCAATATATAGAGGCTCGTGCTTTAATGGGAAAGTCTGTAGATATGCTTCCACTTCTGGCTGCTATCTTATATTACCCAGGTACTTATTCTTCCGCAGGTGCTCATCGGTTAGCTTCGGAGTTTGCCAACTTGACAGAATATGAACTTCAGGCAATAGCTTTCAATTTCCAGGCTTTTAATAATTATCTGTTTTCTCAAACAGAGTTTCGGTTACTCACAGCATCGAAAGAAGGTAAGAATAGTACTATTAGTACCGGTGCTCTTGAATCTCTTTATAACTTGAGCAATGATGGACTTGGGGATATTACAGTCATCGAGCAGATGAATGTTATCAAGTACCTGACTATTCTTCGGAAGAAGATTATTGAAACTGTCCGTAGCATGAGTTCTATGAAAATGGAGAAGGTTGATATTGAGAAAGAAACAGGATTGCCTATTCACATCATTAACCAGATATTATGATACTTGATTTATTCTCTTATTTCGCAAAGTTCCCCTCTAAATCGGGAGTACTTTCCATCTTTAATAATGGTAGTAGTACTTATGTTCAGTATTCTGAATTGTACAATGTAATAACGAACCTTCCAGAACCTTTACTTCCTGCGATTCAATCATACGTTTTTGGGCAATCATTTGAATCAGTCAAAGCACGTATTGATAACTTAACAGGTACTTATCTTTTTATCGATTACGGTGAGTTTTCTTCCAAGAGCGATTACCGGAATTCTATCGAAGATTCTCAAAAGTTGGCGGCTACTGTTGCAATGAAGCTATCGGATACTTCGGATCTTGTTGAAGAAGCCATTGCTTCGGATATCTGTTTAGAGCTTCTTACTACTTTACATACCTATTTTCTTTACGATGCGGAAAGTGGAAACATACCTTGGCTTAATCGCTCAACTATAAAGAATCACGATATTATTCCTTTTGTAGCGAAAGAATTGAAGTCAATTGGATGGACTATGATTTTCGAGGCAAATGCTTCTGATCTGTTTAATGTCAAAAGGCGAGCTGTGGTTTCTGATATTAAACAGTAATCGTAAATTTGTCAAAAGGAAAATAACGGACCTTTCTTTATCTCCTTTTAGCTCAAGCTAAACAAAGCTAACTTGTTGATAATAAGTGAGTAATTGCTACGCTGTTTGTGTTTATAGTGTTATCTTAGCTGTATAATAATAAAGGAGATAAAACATTATGAACGAGCAAATTAATAACATTCTTAACCAGCAAATAACGAAGACATGTAAAATCCAGCAACTTCTTCTTTTAGGACTAACTCGCCGCCAGGTCGCTGACCTTGTAACAAACGGAAATTACGGTTTTGTACAGAACGTATATAAGCGAATGCTTGAAACCGGAGCCTTTCAGCCCATTACCAATAATATTAATACCTTTCCCGAAATAGATTACACTTTCAACCGCCGTTTTGGTGTTGAAATAGAAGCCTACAATTGCACTCGCGAACGCCTTGCTCAAGAACTTAGGGAAGCCGGGATAAACGTAGCTGTTGAAGGATATAACCACGATACCCGTAACCACTGGAAACTGGTAACCGACAGTAGCCTTTCCGGTTCAAATACTTTTGAACTTGTTAGCCCGATTCTCGAAGGAGAAGCTGGGCTTAAAGAGCTTGAAAAGGTATGTTGGGTACTTGATTATTGCGATGTAAAAGTAAACGACTCCTGCGGCCTTCATATCCATATGGATGCCGCCAACTTCACTCTCAATACATGGAAGAACCTCATACTTACTTATCGGAGAGCAGAACGTGTGATTGACGCTTTTATGCCGGCATCGCGCCGGAACAACCCTTACTGTAGAGGAATACAATCCATAACAGAAAGCAGAATTCAAGAAGCCGCAAGCCTTAACGATTTGCGTATGGCTTTCGGGGGCGACCGCTACCATAAACTTAACCTTGAATCTTACTCCCGCCATCGAACGGTTGAGTTCCGCCAACATTCAGGCACAACGAATTTTACGAAAATGGAAAATTGGATACGCTTTATCGCCAATATGATTACCTTTGCGCAACAGACCAATATCACTACCGGAACAGCTTTGGTAAACTTGCCGTTCCTGACTGCCGATCAGAAAACATATTTTAAACTTAGAACAAAAAAACTTAGTAGATAATGAATAAGACCTACACATTGCAGGACGGCGGTACAATTACCGCCACCTGCGCCACCGATTTTATTGCGAAACTCCGTCAGAGCAGTCATTTCGATTCAGAATGTACCGACCAGGAATATATGTATCGTTTTGCTGATCGTTTCCACGACCAAACCGGCATTGTTATCCGTGCCGATTCTCCGGAACATTTCTTCGCCGATTTGTTAAAGGCGAAATTTATTTCAGAAAAAGAATAAAATAAATCTCTAAAAACTTGCACAATAACCAAAAGGTTATTATATTTGCATTGTCATTAAGAATCGCGATCTTTGTATGACTGAAGAAGAAGAGCTAAAGGCTCGGATTGAAGCTGCGGAGAAAGACCTTAGCTTCTTTTCCCTCTATTCCGATCAAGTTCTTGCAGAAGGATTTGCAACGAAAGAGGAGCTTGAAGATAGTATCAATGAAACCTTAGATGACTTAATTGATGCAAAGAACAAGCTGAATGAAAAAAAGTAGCCCTTCCCCCTTCGGGGGGGCTACTTCATTTCACTCACTGTAAAATATATAACTTATGGACGTACAAAAGGAATTAGAAAAATGGAAGGCTGAATTTCTTGCTGCAAAAACGCCAGAAGAGCAAACCGATCACAGGAAACGTTTTAATGCATTTCTCCAGTCTCTTTCTCCGGAAGATAAAAAAGCTTTTGCTATTGCTTTTGAAAAAGGTGCGAGAAAATCTATAGGTCAAGCCGAAGAAGTAATCAAGGCTGTTGAAATAAGAAAGAAGCTTGATCGGGTTTTAGATTTTGCTTCGATGTCATATATTGCAAAAAATTACTTCGGAAAAACCCGTCATTGGCTTTATCAGCGTATCAATGGTAATCTGGTAAACGGTAAGCCTATTAATTTCACTCCGGAGGAACTCGATACACTATCTGTTGCTCTATCCGAGTTGGGCGACATTATGAAAGATACTTCTCGGTCTATCGCGAGGCCGTAAGTCTTGATGACAATGTGAGAGGGCTTCCACATATGTGGAAGCCTTTTTATTGTTTGTTATCATCCCATTTCTCGACAAGTTGCTGTGAGTCGCCAATACGTATATTTTTATTTTGCAAATCTTGCAATAAATAATAATCCTTATTATTATCATTAACATGCAATGTCTCAAATATATCTTGATTGTTTTGAATTAGTTCTTGAACTTCGTGTAAGTCAAAGTGTCTGGCTATATTGTTTGCACTGGTAAGAAAAGATTGAAGTCTCTCAACTTCATCTTTATAAGTGCATAGTCTATCTAAGCTATTAATAACATCCTTTACAAATGCTCTTCGTTTTTCTCTATTTTTAAAAGCATTTTGGATTTCAGTCTTTAATCTATACTGTTGTTTTTGATTGCCTTTCATTGTTATGGTCATCTCAGAATCTGATGCTAAAGGTATTTCGATCTCAGCTCCAGCATATCTATCTTTATTCATCTTTTTATGTACATGAATACCTGATTTAAATTCGATTGGAGCGCCAACGCCGCGTTTATGATTATCAATTCTTATTGTTTGCCCATTTATGAGAGCTTGTATTTTTTTACTCATGATGTTATATTTAGGTTTACTTCACAAAAGTATTTAAAAAGTGGATATTTGAAATTTATTAGATTCATTTTTGTATTGCTGTTATATATTTATTTGATTTTTTAGTGTAAAAATTATACTGTATTTTTATTTGTAACTATCTTTGAGGACACATATTAATAATTTAATTTTTATGATTATGGTTTTAGAAATTATCTCATTGATACTAAGTATCATTCTTTTGATTTGCTTTTTTGTCTTGTGTATTAATGTTTCAGCGATAAAAAATAGTGTGAGTGTACCTGAAATTTGGCAGGCATCATTCAATTTTTATTATAGTACGGGACAGTTGGAGAGAGCAAAAGATGTCGTTATGAAAGCTGTGATGCAAGATTCTGATTTTGCTAAGGCATTTTATTTGAATACCCAAGATAGAACGGAAGCACAGAAGAGAATCGAGACACGCTACAATGGTTTTCTCAATTTGGTTAATTTGACTATTGACTTTGAGAAAGCGAATGAGTTTATTTCAAAGTTTTAATTACATTCAGAGTTAAAAAAACTCTGTATTTCTTTGCCTGTTCAAATATTATCTCCATATTTGCAGTGCTAAAACTTACATCGTCGTTAGTCGACGTCGCGGGCAACGAATAATGCTCAATACGAATTTGGGCTTTTTTTATGCCCATACTTCATATTCCTGATATTAGGAAAATGATACAGTACATAACGATATGGCGGCTGCCTTTCCCAACATTTATTATACCTCCGGCGGACTAATGATGTGAGTTTTAGCGAACCGGGAGATGGCAGCCGTTTTTCTGCCTAAATGCTAAAACTCACATCATTATGAAAAAACAAATTCAATCTGGACAAGTTCCGGTCAGTAAGCTTCAAAGCTTTTTTTCAGAGTTATCTTCTATGCTTGGGTCCGGTGAATCATTTTACGTCCGTCGTTCCGATGACGGTACTACTTCCATCCGACTTGCTCGTGGGCAGTATCTAACTATTTCTATGCAGAAGGGAGGTAAGTGATGGTTACTAATGTTGATGGAGCAGTTATTACCTCCGAAGCTATTGCTACTATTAAATTTCTTCAGCAGGAAGATTATGTTGATCAAACTCTAAATCAAATTAATGAGATCATAGATATCGTTGTAGATGAAAATATTCCGGCTGTTTTAGAATCAGATAAGGATTGTCTACGTATCGTGCGTAATCTTCGTTATCTTGCACAACATATATCATCTTTTAAAAAGCCTGTTACTCATGAATGACCAAGAACAAAAAATTACAGATGTCAGTATTTATATTGCCGGTTTGCAAGCAACGTTCCGTCCGGCTCAAGATGCTCGTCATACTACTCATTGGTTTTCTACCGATGAAGTATATTTTGCGATCAAACGTTTAGATCCGGCAGCTACCATTACGAAAGAACAGCTCTTTAAAGCTATGATCGATGCCGGTTTTAAGTTCCAAAATCGTCCTGGTGCATCTGGATGCGATTTCCGTTGGATGCTTCAGGAACGTAATTCCCAATAAGTAGTTTGGGAACTACCATTCGTTTAATCCGTTACACAAAAGATAAGCCGGTAGTTTCCGGCTTTTTTTTGTGTCCTTTCCCTTCTATTTTCACTTCATTACATTCGCTGAAAATAAGTTTAGTGAATCATGATTACAGAAAACTTAATCAGAAAAAGATTTGTTCATGATACCATTTCACAGGGCATTAATCAAATCTATCAAACTCAAGAAAGTGTGGTCAGTACTTATCTACATACACGTTCTGGCAACTTATTGGCACATCTGCAGCGACGTCCGTTTTCCTCTCATGTTTCGGACACTAAAGCAGAGTATTTTATGCGCATTTTCCCTTATTTGCGATACTTGGATATCTCTTACAGGAAGAGCAATGATCGCATTTCCCGCCACATCCGTAGCAATCTTGCTCTCTATAATAGAACGGTTTGGGGAGTTCTCTATCATGAGACCTTTCCAGAACTTCGATATGGTTTCAATGATGAAATCCGGAATTCCATCCGTAAAGAACTCGAACATGCACTTCAGAACACATCTTCAAATAGTTAAACCATGTCAAAGAAACATTTATCCGAAGACGAGATCAGATACATAGTATCAGCTGAGACTGGAAAAGCTCAACAGGAAATTCATGCTCTTACGAAAGAAACAAAGGATCTCAAGAAAGAAGAAAATGCACGTCGTAAGGCTATGGTCGACCTTGAGTCACAGGGAAAAAAGAATTCCAAAGAGTATAAGAACCTTGAAAAGGAAGTTAAGGAGTATTCTAAACGTATCACAGAGAATAACAAAAAACTTTCGGAGTTTACCAATAAGCTTGATATAAATGCCATGTCAGCCAATCAGCTCAAGAAGATGGCAAAGACACTTGCTGCTCAACTCGACAACATGGCCCAGTCTGCTCATCCCGAAGAATATGCAAAGTTAGATAAGCGTTTACGTGATGTACGTTTTCGCATGACTGAATTAAGAAGTGCCGGTCAAAATGTTCGTCAGGAATTCGATTTAACACAATCGGCACTTTCAAAGTTAAAAGCCATTGCTGTTGCATTTATCACTGTCAAGTTAGCCGGTTATTTAAAAGATATCACGTCAAGCGCATATACTACTCGAAAAGAGTTTGCCAAATACGAAGCGGTTCTTCGTAATACTTTTCAGTCTCAGGAGAAAGCTGCACAAGCAATGAAAATGCTCCAGCAATTAGCTGCTGATACTCCTGGATCCCTGAAAGAGTGGACAGAAGCTTTCATAAAGTTAGTCAATCGGGGAATAAAACCGACCTCATCTGAACTCACCAATATGGGTGATCTTGCTGCTTCTCAAGGAAAAAGCATTGATCAGTTCATAGAGGCAGTACTTGACGCTATGTCCGGTGAGAATGAACGTCTCAAAGAATTCGGTATTAAAGCTAATAAAAATGGTGATACAGTGAAGTACACTTTCCGAGGTGTCACTACTGAAGTTCAAAACTCTGACGAAGCTATTAAAAACTATCTATTGTCTCTCGGCCAGCTTGAAGGAGTAGCCGGTTCTATGGCTGTCCAAATGAAAGAGCTTGAAGGAGTGGAGTCTAATTTTGGAGATACCATAGACAATATGTGGAATAAGATCGGAAAACGTATGGAACCATTCTTTAAGAAAATGTATTCTTGGGCATCCTCTTTCGTTTCAGATATCACCAAGGCGGTCGAACCTTTATCCGATACTTTCGATGATCAATTAGAGAAAGTGGTTAAGCTTGAAACGACTCTTCCAGGCATGACTAAACGCTATGAAGAGCTTGCAGGTAAGCTCAATCGTAATGCCGACGAACAGAAAGAACTTAATACTCTAATAGCAAATCTCTCTTCCATAGTTCCTTCTGCTGTATCCGAATGGGATCAGTATGGAAATGTAATCTCTCTCAATACAAGTAAGATACATGATTACCTCAATGCGGAAAAAGCCCGGTTAAACTACGTTCATCGCGAGGAAATTAAGAACCTCAAGGAGAAACAAGAAAATGCAAAAAAGGAAATAGAATTACTTGCCGCACAAAATGAAAGAGGAAAAGTTTGGGCTGGTGGCACAGGGTATGGTAATACTAAGGATCAAGGGATGCGTGTAATAACCGATGCTGAACGTGCTAAAAATACTGAACGAATAAAGCAGTTGAAGGAAGATCTCGCTGGTATTGATGCTCAATTGGATAAAATTTCAGGCTCCGGTATCGAAAAGATTGTGCAGGACCGTATAAAATCACAGAAAGATATGACAGCAGCCCAGGAACGTTTCAATAATATGAATAAGTCCATGCTCTCCGCTTGGCTCAAGGACGAAAAGAATGCTGCTGATCAATACCGTGAGATAGCTGAAGAAATCTACAAAAGCCGGTTTCCCGATAAACCGGCAGATCCGAAAGCTGCGCAAAAAGCTCAAGCTACTGCCGAAAAAGAAAAGAAAGCTACCCTTGATACTGAGAAGGCTGCTATTCAGTCCATGGAGACTCTTCGCGAAGAAGATTTGCAAAATCAGCAGAAGTGGTACAACACCTCTGTCTATGCATTAAATACCGATCTTTCTGAGAAGTTAATCACTAAGGAGCAACATGAGCTTCTCATGATCGAACTCGACAAGCAGAATGCAGAGAACCGCCTGAAGATAGAACAGGCATACTATCAGGATGCCCAGTCACTTGAACTCAAGAACGCTGACCTTAAAGAAGATCTTGTCCGTAAATCCAATCAACGTGTACTTGATTCCGAAAAATCGGCTAACGCTGCCCGTGCTGTGGAACAGGCTAAGCTAAACGATCTAATCAAAGATTTTAAATCGCAGTTCAAAGTCACTACGGTAGAAGAGGATTTTCAGGCGCAAATGTCGGTACTTGAGGCTGCTTACCAGGCCCGAAAGGAAATGGCTGAGAAGAACAATCTCGATACCACTGAACTCGATAGAGCCTATTACGCAGCCAAAGAACAACTCGAAGCGGATCATCAGGCCAAGATATTGGCTATCCGCAATCAGTATGGCCTTTCTACCCAGCAAGAACGGTTCGATGCCGAACTTTTACAACTGAAGACAGCGCGTGATCAGCAGCTACTCACCGAAGAAGAATATGAACAAGCTGTTCAGAATCTGAAACGTGATTCCTACAAAAAACAATTCGATTACTATTCCGGCCTTTTTTCCGGTGCTGTTCAGGCACTTCAACAAGCCGAGATGGACAATGTCGACGCCCAATATGACGCTGAGATCGAAGCAGCAAAGGGTAACTCCAAAGAGGTAGAGCGTCTTGAAAACGAAAAGGCACAGAAGAAACTCGACATTCAAAAAAAATATGCTGATGTCAATTTCGCCATCAAAACCTCTCAAATCATTGCCGATACTGCTGTTTCTATAATGAAGGCTTTTTCCGATCTCGGCCCTATAGCCGGTGCCGTTGCAGCTGCACTTATGGGGGTTACCGGTGCTGCCCAGATTGCGTCCGCCAATGCCGAGCGTAAAAAAGTCAAGAATATGACTCTTTCAGGAAGTTCCTCCTCTTCCAAAAGCGGTGCCCGTGTTGCTACTGGCCGTGAATCCGGAGGAAAGATTGACGTCAAACGTGCCCAGGATGGTAAGTTCTTTCCCAATGCCGATTACGATCCCGACGCTCGTGGTTTCATTGATCGTCCTACCGTCATAGTAGGAGAGGGGCCTTCGGGACACTCTAAAGAATGGGTGGCCTCCAATGCTGCTATATCCAATCCTACAATTGCTCCCATTCTCGATATACTTGATAAGTCCCAACAGGCAGGTACTATCCGCACGCTTGATCTTAATCAGGTTATTCGTGCTCGCATGGCCGGTTACTCCTCAGGGGGTACTATCTCTAAGACTACTGTTTCTTCACCGGATCCCGTATCTCCAGATTCGGGAGTAGCACTTACTCCCGAACTTATGCGGCGATTAGCCAATGCCATCATTAATATTGATGAATATGGAATTCCCGCCTCCGTTTCTCTTACCGAGTTTGAACGTAAACAACAATTACGCGATCGTTCCCGTAATCTTGCGAAAAAATAG